GTTACCATTTAAATCTAAATTGCCACCAAGTTGTGGTGATGTATCATCAACTACCTCTGTGCTTAATGTACTTAAACTAACAGTGTTGCCGCCGGTAATAGTTAAATCATCACCTGCTAATGTTAATGTTTGACTGTCACTNNCTGGNGNACTTTCGAGAGTAGTTACTCGACCATCTAAATCGGTGAAGTTACTATCTAACTCTGTATGCGTTAATGCGCTACCTTTTACTAGTCTTTTAGTTATTGCCATGTTTTTTATCCTTACAGCACGTAATCGTCATCCGTATACCCGTCTTCAACATATTCGCTATTAACTTTATTGTCTGGACGTGGCATAATGACATCACTTATTGCTTGCTTCCTATTAAATTCTTCATCGTTTACCATTGACTTGGCATCTTCTGTAATATAATCACTTGCGTTATATGTACGGTCTACCCAAGTCTTGTCAGTTACGTTGTCGTAACTTCTGTTCCACTTAGAACCTCTTCTCACAAACATACGGTTCGGACTAAAGTCTGTTCTAATAAAATATTCGCCTTCATTGGCATCTGCTGGAAAAGCACTGCCACTTGCTATTGTTTCGCCATGGTTATATGTATTATCTTGTATTACAACACCACCAGCAGTTGCGTGTTCAAAACCATATAAATGATCTAGTAAACTTGTACCATCTGGATCATCTTGCGCAGCACTTGCTACAATCGCATCACTAACATTAAACTCTGACTTATATGTGCTTATATCGTAATTTACTGTAGCACTATCACTGGCATTGCCAAGTATATCATTAAACTCTTGTGAGTCTGTAAGTGGATTAAGTTTTACTCTCCAAATATGACTATACCAAGTTTGACTAAATCCTTCAGCACCACGGTTGCCGTCTGCTACTACATAATACTTGCTTATAGGTGCTTTATTAGCATCTAATAACAAATCATCACGTAAGTGAGGTAATTCTAGTACATCACCAGGTAATAGTTTTCTTCCAAGTAATTCAACCATATCATTAGTATGGAATGTCATATAAAATTGATCGTTTGCTAAAAACATACCAAATTGTGTTAGGTCAAAATCATTGTCTTGTACATTATATATACCACGCAGATCGTAAATGTCTGGATCGTATTTTCTATCTCTGTTTTCCAAGAATAATAAGTCTTGTATTTTAGTTTCATTAATGAGACTATCTACATTAATAAAATCTCCACTGAGTGGATCCACTTCACGTCCGTCAATATAATTGGGCTGTGATGGATCATTTTGATTGGGCTGTGCGGCTGGCCCTACATACTTGTGTACGTTAACTCCTGTGCCTCCAATCCAAAATTGCTCACGGATCTGGCGATCCATAAAGTGAAAATCGTTAGTTTTAGTTGGTTTATATAATGTTAAACGTGGCATACGTATATTTATGGCTTGACAAAGGTTTTTAAATAGTGTATTGTTTATAAGTAACGGCAATATAGTTCAGGAGAATAACATGGCTAAAACATCAACTCGTAAGAAAAAAACAGTACGTGCTACAAGACGCAAAGGCGCTTGGGATATGGTTCCTACAAAGGATTGGCATACAGCACAATATCATATTCATTATATGATGGAGTCAAAAGAGTGGTTAAATCAAGTTAAGAACTATATTAAGAAAAACTACGATAAAGAAGTACAAGTAGCTATTAATAAGTTACCAGACCACAAAGTTGGTGGTAAAAGCCATTGGGCAACAGCCGCATTTATTGAAGAAAATGCTCCAGATAAAATTCATCCTGACTATGTAGGTAAACTAGATGCGTGGATCAAGAGTCTAGCAGAAGAAGGACGTCAGATTGTTGAGCTTAAAAAGATTGAATTAACTACAAAAAAAGTAAAGTATGTTCCTACAATTCAGGAAAGACTTCAAGAAGCAACCATTGATAAAATGGAAGAATTGATCAATGGGCAGATGATTGGCTTCGTGATCCTAAAAAGAATCCACTTAAAGACAAGCAACCTCTACAACTATTCCGCAAGTTAGAAGTTAATCTAGGACATGCTCGATTTATTCAGCAGTTTTATGAAGGTGCGTATCAAGAGCTAGAAGAACTTATTAACTTGCCTGCTCCTAAAAAACAAGACGATATGCAACAGCAACTTGCTGAAGGTTTTAATCACTTGAGTACAAAAGAAAAGAAAGAGCTACATGGTTTTTACCAACGTATCTTTCAAGCACTTGACATTTTACGTGCTGAGAAGAAACAAACAAGAGCTGTGCGTAAGCCTAAACAAAAAAGTGCTGTTGATTTAGTTAAGAAGATGAAGTTTAAGCCAAGTGATCCAGACTACGGTATTAGCAGTATTCCTCCACAAGACATCGTTGGTGCTATTGCGCTAGTTGTGTTTAATACTAAAACACGTAAACTTGGTATCTATTATGCGGAACACGAAGCTACACTACAAGTTAAAGGTACTACACTTCAGTTCTTTGATGAGAAGACAAGCCGACAAAAAACAGTACGTAAGCCAAGTGAAATATTGCCACAGTGGAAAAAGGTAACACATCATAAACTTAAAACACAGTTCGGATATCTGAAAACTACTGATATTAAAATGAACGGTAGGATTAATGAAGATACTATTTTACTAAAAGCCTTCAAATAGTATAAATACTTACATGGCAAAACGTGATGAATTAATTAAAGAAATCGAACTTCGCTTAGGCGGACAAATGGTAGACGTAGAGCTCGACCCAGAGCACTACGATCTTTCCATTCGCAAGGCATTAGAAAAATATAGACAGCGTAGTGAAAACGCTGTCGAAGAAAGCTTCATTACATTAGACTTAGTAATTGATGTTGCTGACTATACTTTACCTGATGAAGTTATAGACGTTTATACCATTTACAGACGAGCAAGTGGCACACTTAATGGTAGTGGTGGTGCTGATATGGAACCATTCGAAGCAGCATATTTAAACAACTATTTGTTACACGGCGGTAGAGCTGGCGGACTAGCAACATTTGATGCTTTATCACAACATCGTGAAACACTTGGTCGTATTTTTGGTAAAGAGTTATTGTTTACTTGGAATACTGTTAGTAAAAAAATAACAATTCATCGCAGAACNAAAGCCGCTGANACTGTATACTTACACACTTATAAACAGCGNAGTGAAGAAGAACTACTAAGTGATACATATGCCATGCCATGGATTAAAGAATTGGCACTAGCATATAGTAAACTAATGTTAGCAGAAGCTCGTGGTAAGTTTAATACTATTGCTGGCCCACAAGGTGGTACTAGTCTTAATGCTGACGCATTGCGTAGTGATGCGCAAATGGCAATTGACAAACTAGATGATGAACTTAAAACTTATACTGATGGCCAAGCTGGCTTAGGTATAATTATCGGTTGACAACTACAACTAGGTTTGCTATTATATAAACATGAAATTAAAATTACTAGTAATAGGTCATGGACGCCATGGCAAAGATACTGTCTGTGAGATACTCAGAGATACGTATGGATACAGTTTTGAAAGCAGTTCAAAATTTTGTAGTCTACAATTTATATACAACGATCTTAAAGACAAGTATGGATATAAATCTGAAGAAGAATGTTATGCTGACCGACATAACCACAGACAAGAGTGGTATGAAGCTATCTGTGATTACAATGTACCGGATCCTGCTACACTAGGTAGAGAAATGTTTAATGCTTATGACATCTATTGTGGGCTAAGAAACAAAAAAGAATTCCATGCCATGAAAAATACAGGTGTGTTTGATTACTGTATTTGGGTTGACCGTAGTGATCATTTACCTCCAGAGAATAAAAATAGTATGAGTTTAGAACAGTGGATGTCAGACTTTACTATTTGTAACAATGGTACACTAAAAGATCTTGAGTTTAATGTACATGCTCTTATCTCACATATTGACTCATATAGTGCTAATTAATTAAATAACTACGTAGTTAACCCCTGTTTCCCCCCTGATATATAGCTATTCTAATAAATACTAACATCGATAGATATGACCAGAGGAGAATAAAATGGCTTTAGTATCACCAGGTGTACAGGTTAGTGTAACTGACGAAAGCGCATATGGCGCCGCCGGAAACGGAACAGTACCACTAATTGTTGTAGCAACAAGAGAAAATAAAACAGATCCAACTGGTAGTGAATCAGATGGTATCGCAAAATTTACAAAAGCAACACAAGCTGGCAATGTAATTTCAGTTACATCACAGCGTGAGCTTACACAATATTTTGGTAATCCAACATTCACTACAAGCGGAACAGCTATTGTACAAGGTAGCGAAACAAGTGAATACGGCTTATTAGCCGCATACAGTTATCTAGGACAAGGATCACGAGCCTTTATCGTTCGTGCTAATATTGACCTAGCAGAATTAGATTCAACAACAATTCAACCAACAAGTACTTACTCAACAGCAAATACATATTGGTTAGATACAGACGCTAGTAAGTATGGTATCCATGTATATAACAGTACAAGTGGACTATGGGAAAACAAACTACCAACAGTAGAAGTAATTAGTACAGCGGCAGGTACAGCACCAGCGGCAGCAGTTGTAACTGGCGGATATCATGTCGTAATTTCAACTTTAAGTAACAGTATTGAATATTATAAAGAAAGTGGAGCGGCATGGGTAACAGCAGGCGCAACACTAGCACCACACTATAGCGTACCAGTAGGACCAAGTAATGGCGATGTATGGGTTAAAACAACTAGCCCAGGTAACGGTGTAAGTATTGTTATTAGTAAATTTATTGAAGATGCATTNACTCCACAAACAGTGGTAGGTGTAAGCGATGGTTCAGACAACGCAGATATTACTACATTTGTTCCACAAGATGCTTCAAGCGCAACAACACTAAAATTAAGTGCAACAGCAGGCGGCATACTTTTAGGTGAAGCAGTAGATCAAATTGATATCTTAGTAGTAAGCGGCGTAGGCACACCGTCGGCATTAGCTTCTTCAATATTAGCACAAATTGCAGCACCAACAGCAACAGCATCAACTGGTCAATATTGGTTTGATAACACAGTTGATTCATTAGACATTTATACTAGTAATGGTTCTGCATGGACTGCGGCAGCTGATGTACAATATAGCACAACAGCACCAACAACAGACACCTTAGGCGCCGCATTAGCGGATGGTGATGTTTGGGTCGACACAACATTAGCAAGCGGTGCTAATGCCCGTGACTATCCTAAAATTTATCAGCATAATGGTTCTGCTTGGGTTAAACATTCAAATAGTGACCAAACAAGCGCAAACGGTGTATTGTTTGCTGACATTGACGACACTTTCGGCGGCGGCGCAGCTATTACTGGCGCACCAGACGCAGTTGTTTATCCAGATGGAATGNTNGTAGTTAANATGGCACANAGTANAAATACAGTACGTAGTTGGAATGGCACAGCATGGAGAAATGCTGCATCAAACAATTCAGATGGCAGTGGCGCATTTGGTAGATTTGCTCAACGTAAAGTTGTAGCGGCTGGAATGCAAGCAGTAGTAGCAGGAGCAGATTTACGTGAAGAGCAGTACGCATATAGTTTACTAGCAGCACCTAACTATCCTGAACTAACAGACGAATTAGTAACACTAAACAGTGACCGTGGTGAAACAGCATTTATTATTATTGATACACCAATGCGCAAAACTGCAACTGAAGCAATTAGTTGGGTTAAAAATAGTAACGTTGCTACTGAAAATGGAGAAGATGGCTTAGTAACAAATAATACTTACAGTGCCGCATACTATCCATCAGGCAACTCAACAGAGCCAGTTACAGGTAAAACAGTAGTTGTTCCAGCAAGTCACATGGCACTATACACATTTGCTTATAACGACAACATTAGTTTCCCATGGTTTGCTCCAGCAGGATTAACACGTGGTGTTGTACAAAACGCAAGTGCTGTTGGTTACATTACTAGTGAGAATGAATTTAAAGCAATTAGTCTTACACAAGGACAGCGTGATGAAATGTATCAAAACAAACTAAATCCAATTACAACATTTATTGGACAAGGTACAGTTATATTTGGACAGAAAACATTAGCAAGTACAACAACAGCACTTGACCGTGTTAACGTTGCTCGCTTGGTGGCTTATTTACGTGAACGTTTTGATGAGATTGCTAGACCATTCTTGTTTGAACAAAACGATACACAGACTAGAGCAAGAGCAGCACAAGTGTTTGAACGTTTCTTGGCAGACATTTTAAGTCGTAGAGGCGTAACAGACTTTGCAGTTGTGTGTGATACAAGCAACAACACACCAGCACGTATTGACCGTAACGAATTATATATTGATGTGGCAATTGAGCCAACTAAATCAGTAGAATTTATTTACATTCCAATCCGTATTGTTAACAGTGGTACACTATCTAACGTATAAAAAGACTAAAAATAACTACAAACTTAATGGGCGCCTAGTGCGTCCATTTTTTTTCACTGATTTCTTATAAATAGTATTAGCTAGTATAGAGGAGACTAACATGGCAGTATTAACAACACTAGGTGTTCCAGACAATTCAGGAAACACCACTACTATTATGCCAAAACTACAGTACCGTTTCAGAGTTACTTTTGAGGGTGAAGGCTTTAGTGCTACCCCAACAAGAAACGTTATTAGTACAAGCAGACCTGGATTAACACACGAATCAATTCCAGTAGATGCGTACAATAGTAGAATTTACTTAGCAGGCAAACACACATGGGAACCTGTAAGTATTGTATTACGTGACGACATTGATGGCGTTACACTAAGAGAATTAAATAACCAACTTAACAGACAGGTCGACCATGCTAACCAAAGTAGTGTAAGAGCAGGCGCTGGTTACAAATTTTCAACTTCAATAGAAACACTTGACGGAGCAAATCCAACACCAGGTGTACTAGACAAGTTTGAACTTAGCGGTTGCTACATCACAAACATTCAGTATGGCGATATGGCATATAGCGCAAGTGATCAAGTACAAGTTACAGTACAAATTCAATACGACAACGCAGAGATTTATGACGCTGCTGGAAACGCCACACTTACAGGCGGCACAGTAGACAACACATTAGTTAACGCAACAGGCTAATAACTAATGGGAATAACCTCTAGCACTGGTCCACTTAATGCAGCAGCATCGATTTACGGAGTCGACGATCTCGTAATGTTCAAGAAGCCAAGACAGAAATTTAACTTTTCTGTGTTTATGGAAATTGACGATGCTGCTACACTATCTGATGAAAGTTATGGAAAATCATTTGTATTTGATAGAGTATCAGGAGTTGAACTGCCTGACTATCAATACAATGTAACACGATTAAATCAATACAATCATCAAAGATTTGTGACAACTAGACAGGAAATTTCACCATCATCAATAACATTTTATGATACTGTTGATGGTCACTTTCAAAATTTACTTACTTCTTATGCTTCTTATTATTACTCACAAGGATTAAGTAAACTTAAATCTCCGTTTGCTTCAAATGCTACTACTGGTGTAATTAATACACCAAGCGGTCTTAACGCAATAAATTCGTTAGGTAGATTTTTCTTTAGTAGAATTACTATAGG